CCCCCGTCGCTCCACGATCCAGATTCAGTTCGCCGCGAACGGGCCTGCGGACACCGCGCAGCTCGCCGCGATGTGGTCCGACGCTTTCTAGGAAGGGAGACGCACCATGGCTGGAACCGCCACCGCAGTCACGAGTGGGGATGCGATCCCTCTCCTCGACGACAACGGCTCAGGGCAGTACATCAAGGGGCGCAACAACGCCCGGGACATCCGGGTGGGGCTGCTTGGCGCGTTGTGGCAGGTCGACACCGACGGGTTCACCACGAAGCCGGGCATCATCGCCCAGCCCACCGACGCCGGCTCGCTGTTCGTCTCCGGGCAGGTCAGCCCCAATCAGACGGTGCTCATCCGCAAGGGCCGGGCGATCGTGGCCCGGTCCGGCCAGGGCGCGTACGTCTTCGTGTCCGAGCAGGACCAGACGGTGAACATGCCCGCGGCGTCCGGCGCGAACTTCCGCACGGACGTCGTGTGCGCCGCGGTGGGCGACCTCGCCACCTTCGGCGGGGACGCCGCGCACGGGCCATTCTGGTGGGTGGAGCAGGGCGCGCTCGGCGGCGGCGTCCCGGCGACCCCGACGGGCATGCTCAAGCTGGCGGAGGTCTTCCGCGCGGCCAACGACAACACGATCTCCGGTGAGGTCGTCGACAAGCGCAGTGTCACCGGCCTGTTCGGCGCGATCAACCTCGTCGCCGGCGGTGACCTCGCAGCGGCGGGCACGAACTGGGGTCAGCTGCGCGACACCGGATCCGCCATCGAGCGGTGGTCCGGCGCGGTGTGGCAGCCGATCCAGGACTACGGTCCGGGCAAGCTGCTGGGACGCGTGCGCCGCACGACCAACCTCGCCTACACCAACACCGAGACCATCGGTGACAACATCACGTTCACCCCGCGGACCGGGCGTCAGTACCGGATCGAGCTGAACTGTGGCAGCTACGGCGGCAACAACTCGCCGTCCGCGATCCAGGGCCGCTTCCGCAGCGTGGCCGGCACCGGCCCGATCACTGCCGGCTCGACGCTGCGCGGCCAGTTCATCATGCCGGTGCCCAACGGCCTGTCCCAGGGCGGCTCGTGGCACACGATCACCGACGCTAGCGAGCTGGGCACGTCGCAGATCACCGTCGGGTACAGCGCGCAGGGAACCGCGGGCAACACCTCCGGCAGCCTGGTGGGCTCGGCGGCCAACCACGAAACCACGTTCAGCGTCACGGACGTCACGTGAGCCCGGCCGCGCAGCTTCTGCTTGCCGCGGCCGAGCTCGCGCCGCGGCCGCGCGCGCAGTTCGACCCGATCGAGGTGCGCGCCTTCGAGACGCGCACCGGCCGGGTGGTGGCGCGGGTGCCCTACCTCGGCACCCCGCGCTGGAGCTGCGGGCTGCTGGCTACCGGCGACTGGAACGTCACCGTCAAGCTCGGCGCGGACGGAATGGACAAAGAGCTGCTCGAGGGGCTCACCGACCCGTTCCGGTTCTCGCTGGCGGTCAGCCAGGGCTCCCGGGTGTGGCAGGCCGGGCCGATGGTCTCGGAGGACTACAACGACGGCGACAACGCCACCACCCTCGGCGGCGGCGGGCTGAAGAAACTCCTGGACGACAAGCGGGTGCTGGTCAACCCGCTGCGCCCCACGCTCGCCGGCGTCACGGTGGCCGCCGCGGACGTCGCGTTCGGGCCCGGCGCGACCAACGACATCGGCAGCATCATCCCGGCGGCCAACCGCAACCTGTCCCTGCACACGATCTTCAAGCGGGTCCTCGAGATCGTCACCTCCGCGCCGGGGGGCAACCTCCCGCTGGTGCTGCCCGCGGACATCGCCGGCACCGCGGAGCGGACCTACCCCGGGTACGACCTGGCCAGCGTCGGGCAACGCTTGTCGGAGCTGGCGCAGGTGGACGACGGCCCGGAGTTCGAGATCGCGCCGGAGTTCGTGGACCCGCAGACCAAGCAGGCGATCCGGTGGCGCGTGCGGATCGGCAACCCGCGGTTGGGCAACCTCGGGTTCTCCTACGCCTGGGACCAGGGTAAGGCCCTCATCGGCACCGGGTTCTCCAAGGACGGCACGTGGCGGAAAACCCGCGCCTTCGAGCGCGGCAACGGCATGAACCGCGACCTGGTGATGGGCTTCGCCGACACACCGCTGACGGTGAACCCTTCGGACATCCTGCTCGAGGACGTCGGCTCGAGCCACACCTCCACCTCCGACGTCGCGGTGCTCAACGCCTGGGCCGCCGCGGCGGTGGCCACCGGCGGCGCTGAGCTGCCGATCATGGTGCACCGCGTCCGGGTGCCCGGCGACGACGGCGAGGGGCGCAAGACCCGCTCGCCCAACCTCACTGAGGTGCAGGTGGGTGACAACGGCCTGTTCAACATCAAGCGGCACCCCCGACTGCTCGACGGCACCTACGCGTGCCGGATCATCCGGATCGAGAACGGGCAGGTCGAGCAGACGGCCACGCTCACCACGCAGCTGCTCGGGAAGGTGACCTCATGACCAGTGGCGTTCCCCAGTACCGGCCGGGCCCCGTCGCCCAGCCTGACCAGGGCCTGATAGACCGCATCCGCGCGCTCGAGCAGGTGGTGTCCGAGCTGCAGAAGCGCGACATGAACCGGGCCACCGTCGGCCAGGGGGGCACGTTCCGCGGGTTCTACGACAACGGCCAGCTGGCGTTCACCTTCGGCGAGGACATCGACGACGGGGTACGCAAGGTCCGGATGAACTACGCCAGCACCGGCGGCGTCGCGTTCCAGGTAGGGCCCGGCAACCCCGCCGTCGACGAGCCTGAGCAGTTCAAGCTGGTGGACCAGAACGGCGCGAAGGTGTTCGCCACCGACGGGTACGCCGGCTACGGGCTGGCTGAGCCGTCACTATCGTATTTCATGGGTCCGGTGGACTCGTTTGCGCGGACAAACGGCGTCGAAGACTTTCTTGCTGAATGCAACGCGATGTTCTACAACCCCGCAGTTCTCTCGTCAATTCGGATCACAGGTATGGCGGGGGGAATTACCGGTGCTTCTGTTCGACTGGTCGCTATCGACGCCGCTGGTATTACACAGGTGTCGTCCAGCTCCGCAGTCATCGGAGCGGGAATCAGCTTGGTTAAGCGCGTTATTCTCTTGCCGTCAAACATGATCAACGCTCAGAACTGCAAACTGCAGTGGAAGATCACGCCCACCGGGTCGGGCACGCTGCAGGGCTGGCCGCTGACGTGTAAAGGCATGACTAAGGCGTATTACGAGACCGACGTGGCGAGCCACTAATGATCTACACTCGGCGGATGAGCGAAGGTCCGAGACGGTGAGCCCCGAGACGGTGCGCTGGGTGATCGGCATCCTGGCGACGCTGGTGATTGCGGGCGGTACCATCACCGTCACGGTGCTGCTCTCGGTGTTGAACCGCAAGAACGACACGATCGAGAAACTCCGGGAAGCGAACCTGAACTACCGCCTGGCCTTGATCCAGCTGGGTACCACGGCGGAAGCAGTGAACAAAACGCTCTCCGCCCTACCGATTCCGCAGACGGATGGGTCCGGAACATGATCAGGTTCGTAGAATGGCTGCTGGGACGGCGCGTCACCCAGCTCGAGGACGAACACCGCGCCGCCGAGCAGGACGTCAAGGTGTCCCGGTTGCTGCGCGCCAGCTCGGAGCGGATCGGTGCCGAGCAGCGGCGACGGCTGGCCGCCAACGGGTTCGGCGCGGCGTTCGAGCAGGCGTTCTACGCCAACGACAGACGGGACCGTTGATCATGAGCGTGCTGAACTGGGTGCTCACCGCGGTGAACCTCATCGGGGCGTTGTCCGGGTGGGTGTTCCTGGGCATCTACACCAAGCGGACGCCGTGGTGGACCGAGGAGCACCGCGCGCACCTGGGGTTCTTCACGCTCAGCCTCACGTTGATCATGACGCTGTACGTGTTCCGGCCGTTCCTGGACCCGGTGACCTTCGCCTACTTCCGAGCGCCGATGTACCTGGCCGTCGTGGTGTGCATGGTGTGGCGGCTGCTCTTGCTGCTGCGCTCGAAAGCCGCGGACCGGGTGCGCACCGACCGCGACGAGCGTGAGGCGCACGAAGGTTGACCCCCGACGTACCCTGAGCAGGGATGACGGAGGTAGACCAGTGTATTTGACCGATCTCGCGACGGTTGTCCGCCGAGCCGGGCTCACCATCGTCGAACAACCAGGCTGGCAGACCCGTGGCCACGGGGGACTCGCCGACGTCCGGGCGGTGATCTGCCATCACACGGCGGGCCCGGCGACCGGCAACGCCCCCAGCCTCGGCACTGTCCAGAACGGTCGTCCCGACCTGCCCGGCCCGCTCGCGCAGCTGTTCCTCGCCCGGGACGGCACCGTGTTCATCGTGGCGGCCGGGCTCTGCTATCACGCCGGCGCGGTGAAGAGCTCGAACTGGGACAACGCGCACGCCATCGGCATCGAGGCGGAGGCCACGGGCACCTCGTCGTGGCCGGCCTCCCAGGTGGCAGCGTACGCAACGCTCTGCCGGGCGCTGGTGGACGCCTACGGTGCCGAGGTGCTCGGGCACAAAGAAGTGTGCTCGCCCACCGGGCGCAAGATTGACCCGAATTTCGACATGGCAGCGTTTCGCGTGATGGTTGCGCGGGCGGGGACCAGTGAGGGAGATGACGTGCAGCTCGACGACAAGGTGACCCTGTTCGGCAAGGACCAGGTTACCGTGAACAACGTGCTGGCCGGGACGTTCGCCCGCGTGGGCGAGAAGACGATTCCGTCCAAGCGCTACCCCGGGGTCAAGGACGACCTGGCCGGGTTCATCTCGGCCATTGACGCCAACGTGCTCAGCCTCGGTGACGGGCTCAAGCAGCTCGCCGCCGCGCAGGTGGAGACGAACACCCAGCTCGCCAAGATTGTCGAGCTGCTCACCCCGAAGGACGGTGTCTGATGGCGACGGAGTGGCAGGGCGAGGGCCCGGTGGATCGTCTCGTGAACGACCCGGGATCGAACTGGCCGGCCCGCATCGGCGGCTACACCAAGCTGATCCTCACCGCCATCACGACGCTGGGCACCACGGGCGTGCTGCAGTGGCTCCAGTCGGCTGGTGTGACGTCGCTGCCTGCCTGGGCGGTCGCGGGCATCACCGCGGTGATCGGGCTGCTCACGCTGCTGTTCAGCCCCAAGAACAAGCCGTAGGCTGGAGCGTCGTGAGGTACCTCCGCATTCTCCGCCGGCTCGCACTGCTCGAGCTGCGGACCGCCCGATTGGAGCAGAGCATGTCCCGTGTCGACGACGTCATCGCCGACCTGAACACCGCCACCGACGAGATCGCCAACGACCTGGACGCGCTCCGGCAGCAGGTCTCGGGGCTCGACGCGGTCACTGCCGAGAAGTTCCAGCCACTGGTGGACCGGCTGCGCGCGCTGGGTGCGGACCCGGAGAACCCGGTTCCGGACCCGAACGCCTGATCTCGCCCTGGTCCGGGCGCAGGCGAAGGCCCCTCCCGACTTGACTCCGGGAGGGGCCTTCGTCATCACATCTCGTAGTTCGTCTGGCACGTGCCCTGGCAGACGCCGGTGTCTACGTCGACCGTGCCCCCACATCCCCGGCAGGTGAACTTCAGCGGCAGAGGGGGCGTGGGCGGCGGCGCGGGCCGGGCGAAGCCGCCCGACTCATCCGGCGGCAGCTGACGGTAGGCATCCAGCAGCCCGGACAGTGTCGCCACGCCGCGCGGCCCGCGCTCAGGACCCCGGTAGTTGCCCCCGCTCTTACGTCTCGAGGTCACTGGTTTAACTTCCGCCGCCGAGGTATCGTTCGCCGTGTTCTTTGGCGGCGGCCCGCAGGATCTCGATGGCTTCCTTCAGCTCGCCACACACCCGTAGCGCCTGCTCGACCTCGCCCATCATGATCTGCCGGGCGGAGGTGTCACCGAGGATGTCCGACGCCTGCGCCCCCCACGATTCGAGGCGCAGGATGAGCGCCTCCACCTCGGCGGCCGGGGCGTCATCGGCGAGCGCGAGCAGCTGCCGGGCGTGGTCCTGTACCGAGGCCATCAGAGGTAGCCCCCCGAGGACATGATCTGACCGGCCACGTCCGTGAGCGCACCCTCGAGCACCCCGAGTGCGTCCTGGGCGGCCTCGAGCGCGGCCTGGACGTGCATCGCGCCGGCCAGGGCGAGCAGCACCTGAGCATTTTCCTGTACAGACATCACATGCCCCCCATCAGGTAACCTGCTACCGCCTGGAACGCCTGGTTGAGCCCGGTGCTCAGGTCGCCGATGCTGCTCGCTTCGAGCTCCAGCTGACTCAGCAGGCCGTGCACGTCCTCGACTTTGGCGACGACGTTGGCGGCCGGGCCGACGATGCTGTCCATCTGCGCATGGCCATCACCCAGCACGCTGGCGGCCTCGCTCGTGGAGTCCTCGGCGCGGGTACGCACCTGTTGGAGCTTGGCTGCGATGGCCTGCAGGTCCGAATCAATCGTGCTCAGCACGCCACGGATGTCCCGCTCGACGGCTTCACCGGCCTGCATGAGCTGCTGTGCGCTGTCCGAAATAGACATGATCCTTTTTCCTTTTCGTGGTCGGCCTACGTTGGCACCCCGAAAGCCCCGCTACCCGTGGGGGCGGGACCAAGGGGCACCCGATCACCGGTCGTTGCGCGGCAGCGCCCACTCGTCAGCCGCGATCAGATAACCACGAGTCCACTCGTCGGTGGTCTGGCTGCGGGCAGCGTCTTCGAAGCGGGCCCGCTGCTCCAGCGACGCCATCACCAGGCCGGTGCGGTCCGCGGGGAGCATCTCGTTCAGCTGCTCCACGCTCTTGGCGTTGAGGTCGCGCTGGGCGGTCTGGGCCAGCTGGATGAACGGGGCGAAGTCGGTGCTCACTGGGTCCTCCAAGGGGGCGGGCTGCGTTTGCCGGGATAGCTTCGCACATCCTGCACATGCTGCACAAGTACGTCCACCCGTTCGGGCTACCAACGGTCGGGCATCCCCGAGGTGTTGCCCGGCTGACCAGCGGTTCCGTAGCCCCAATGATGCCATTTCCAACTGACCTCGGGCACGTGCCGCATCACCGCGCCCGCGGCCCGGCACCGCTTGGTGAAGTCGTGGTCCTCGCCGGCGCGGTGCCCGCCCACCTCCGAGCCGTCGTCGGTGAACTGGGCGAACCCGCCCGCACGACGCGCTAGCTCGGTGCGCACCAGCGTGGTGATCGTGGTCTGGCATGGGTCCTCGTCGTTCCACTGCGCGAACGCCTTCTCGCCGAGGAACGCCGGGCCCGGCAGCGTCGAGCCGTCCGGGTAGACGATGACGAAGCGGCTCCAGACGTAGTCCGCCTGGTGCTCGATCGCCGCCCGGTAAAGCGTCACCAGGTGGTGGGCGTGCATCTCGTCGTCATCATCGAGGAACGCCACCCACTCGGTCTCCACGGCCATCAGTCCCGCGTGCCGGGTGCGCGCCGCGCCGACGTGCTCGGTGTCCACGGTGACCTCCGCGGCCAGAGTGAACGTTCCCTCGAGGGTCGCCTGTTCGGGCGAGGTCCAGCGCACCGGCTTCGGCAGGGTGTCGTCCAGCTGGGACACATCGCGCCAACGCTGCGCGGCCCCCTGGATCGACTCCAGAGCGCGTATCAGCTGCGGCTGCCTGGGCGGGATCGTCGGCACCACAACGGTGATTCCGGGGATCAGGTCGTCGCTCATGGGGTCTCCAGGTGCGGGCGGAGGGCCTCGACCATCTCGGCGGCGTCGGCACGGACTTCGGGGTCCGGGTCAGCCAGGAGTGGGTACCGGTCTTCCAGTGCGGCGTCCCGCGCGGCTTGCAGCTGGGCCGCGCCGTCCGGCCGCCGGCAGGCCAACACGACCTGGCTCCACTCCACCTCGAGGGTCTGGATCACGAACCAGCCGGCGGCGGTGAGCATCTCTTTGTAGCCGCGCATGTCCCAGGTCCAGGCGTGGTTGGCTTCGTGCCGGTACTCCGTCTCGCGCCAGGGACTCGAGGCGATGAGCCAGCCGTTCCGGTTCTGGGCGGCGTTGACGTGCACGTTGACGGCCATCGTGCGCGCCCACGCGTGCGGGTCGGCGAGGTGCTCAAGCATCTCGGTGCAGATCACCAGGTCGGCCCAGTTCAACCCGGGCACGCCCAGGCCGCGGTCCGCACCGAACACGCGATTGGCCACCACGTCGGCGCGCCGGACGTCAACGCCTCGCTCCTCGCGG